TCCGCCTCGAGTGTGACGATCTGCTTCTCAAGAGATTTCGTAAGGCGCGTGTATTCGTTCGTGAGATCGCGTGTGCCAGGATCTCGGGAAGGTCTGCCCTGATTTCTAGGGCCAGGCGTGATGATGATCTGCGGGCGTGGTTGAGTACCCTTACCCTTGCCCCGCGCCTGAGCGAGGAGATCATTCGCCCCCGGCACAAGGGGGTCCACGAAGCCCATGCGCGTGTGCCAGTCCGCGAGCTTCTTGAAGAAATCGGAATTACCGATGTCGTTCAGTTTCTTCTCAGTATCGGTGAGAAGACTGGCGGTCACCGAAGTCACGTTGATGATCGCTCCCTTCACGCGCTGGCCGATCGTGTATTCGAGCTTCTTCCATTCCTCGTCGATCTTTTGCGCGTTGGAAATCTGCTCATCCGTCAGGATCGCCCCGGACTTCTGCAAATCCTCATACGCTTTGCTCAGCGCCTCGGGGCCTTGGACAGCCAACTTCGCAAAGGTCGGCCCAAGCTCATTTCCGAGAACTCGGGTCGCCATGCGCATGCGGGCCGCTTCATCTGGCGCGCGTTTCAGGATGTCGAGAAAATCCGTCCAGACTTCCAAAGCGGATCGATCCTTGAACTGCACGTTGTTGGCCTGAAGGAGGCGGAATAAGTAACCCTGCCCCGTTGCAGCCTCACCGAGCTTCTTTACGAACTCCGTCATACCCTTATCGGCGTCCATCGCGGCTCCGCCGCTTTGCAGAATTGCGTAGCGCAAGACCTGTAGCTGTTGTGCGGTGACACCGATGAGACGCGCGTTCTCGCCGATCTTGGAAACCTGATCGGCTACGTCCCGAATGATCCGTAGCGTTTGCGTGCTGGCAAAAGCCGAAATGAACGAACCGGCAAAGCCTTTCAGGAACCCCAGAGCGCTGGATGCAGTCGCACCAAGCCGCGTGACTTCTTTTTCGGTCTGACGCGCGGATTGCGTGAGCCGGTCCAGTTCACGCGATGCTTGGGTGATCGGTTGTGAGCCGACCTTAAAGCCAAGTTCTGCGACGGTCATTGGTTACTTCCCCGGGAACAACGCATCGAACAAGCGTTCGGAAAGTTTTCGTTTCGCAACTCGCGGCGTCGGATTGGAAGGTTTCCCTCCAAGCATCACCGCGAGTGCGTCGAAGCGGATTTTCTCAGCTTCCGTCCAGCCTTTAATGGCTGAAAGAATTGCGGGCATCGACATGGAGAGCGCTTCTTGCTCGGTGTAGCCTAGGCGTCCGGTTGCGGTTTCAAACAGCCAGTCGAAGAATTCCGACTGGCTTATGCTTCCCCCGCAGGTGCGCCGTCCTTCGGCTGCTTCTCGGCAGGATCGCGGCCGCCATTCGTGAGATAGCCCACGAACCTCGACAACGGAGCATTGAGATCCTCGAGGCCAGCAAGATAGACCGCTTCCTCGATCGTGATTTTCTTCTCGACGTTCTCTTCGAGAAACTGGTTCGGCGCTTTGCCAAGACCCGCAGCAACGACCGACACATAGGCGTCGAAGTTGAAGGCCATCAGTTCGCGAAGTGCGGCTGTGAATCCACCAAAGGCATGGTTCACGGCCTTATGGGCACCAAGCGAAGAGCGGAGGATGTATTTTCCTCCGCCCAACTCGATTTCGACTTCTCCCCGAGCCATCAGAGCGTGACGCCCGGATCGGAGAAGTCGAGTTCCAGATACGCCGTGGTTTTCGCCATGCCGATGCGGATCGGGTCGTCGCCAGTGGTCACGTCCGCGCGCGGGCAGATACCGCCTGCGGTGCCGCTGACGTAGTATTCGACGCCCGCGGTGAACACAGCGCCGAAGTCCACGACCGCTCCGGGCTTCGCAAACAC